GTCTACCAGTAATTGCAACTGGTGGCTTTTCTTTTGGTTCTTCCATCTCTGATCTAACAATCTCGTATACTTTCTTAGCATGATTTTCATCAGATCTAAGTAGATCAATGCTTACGAGTGTCATACGAGCAAAGAACATAATCTCATTAAAGTCCCTATCGGATAGGGGGTTTGCTACTGAGTCTATAACTTGTAAGTTAACATCTCCTGTCCAGTTGTTCTGGTGATCTAGTATGGGTTGCATTCTTATCAGAATATCTTGGTCATCTAATTTAAAATGTAAATCTTTAAATCCGTCTTGTGTCATTTAAAACTCCTTATAATCTTTTTCCTTGGAAACTCTATGAGTTCAGGAAGTGGTTTCTTTTTACGTTCTTTAAGCCAAGGCTCTGGTATGACTCTGTCATGGTACAAGAACTTGTTCTTCTCACACCAATCTCCATAGCTAGTCTTAGAACCTTTCTTAATCTTTCTTTTACTACTTGTAAACACAAAACGTATGTCTAACTTGGGGTGCTGTTTCTTAATACATATGTGTTTTCTTCTGTCCTCTACGGTGAAGAGTCCTTTGGTTTCTATTATGATACCGTTAGGTAGCACAAAGTCAGGTGTGTAATGTCTATAAGCCAAGTCTTCCCACTCTATCTTGATGCCCTCGTAAATATATTTTACTTTTAGTTCATCAAGAAACTCTGAGAGCTTAACCTCAAGTCCACTACGGTAGCCTAACTTACGTGCTACCTTATACTGTTTAGAAGTGTATAACACCTACCACCAAACAGAGTATGTCCTCGACAGAGGAACATGCCTGTCTCCGTAGAGAGCTTTAGCTTCTGCTAAGTATGCTTCTTTTGCAATATTGTAGGCAGCATACTTTTTATCAGTATATGCTTTCTTCATTTCTGAAAGCTGTGTTTCTAGATCGGAGATCTGTTCAGCCATCTCCTCTAATGTAGGTTCTTTTTTTGTCATAGTAATTTCTCCTTTCCTATTTCAACATATGAAACAATCTTTGGTTCTTTTGCCTGAGATACCAGAGAAGGTAGCTCTTGCAAGTTAGTCCAACAAGAATGTTTAAATCTACAGAATGAGCATGTCGTTCCTAAGATTTTATTTCCTGTAGGCTTACCTCTGAATGTTTCTTCAACTGCATCAAAACATCTTTTGAACTTGTTACTCTGTACTACGCTTACATTATCAGATAGTTTATCTACTTCTTTTGTCAAGTCTAAACCAGTTGCAGGTATATATTTAAAGCTACCATTTGCTTTATTTATAACCCACCAACCACCTGCTTTTTTATTCAAAGCCTGTGCGTACCCTGCCAACTGTCCTACATAACCAAAGGGATCTTCTTTGGCAAGAGTATCAAATGATTCAAACTTATTTCTATATGACCAATCGGATGCAGACTTAATATCATCAACTGCATCGTCCATGATTATGTCATATGTCCCCTCTATATTTGAATCTATAGTTAGTTCCATAGACACTTTCTTAGAATCCTCAAAGGCTACACCTGCCTGTCTAAGCAGTCCCTTGAACACAGACTCAACTATGTCCCCTAACATCATGTTCATTACAAAGTTGTTAGGAAAAGGTAGTGCTTCCTCTGGTTTGTTTTTCTCAAACCAAAGCTGACAGGTAGGCTTGCCTATGTTAGACATCCTAAGTCTGAACTCTTTCCTAGTATTTTTAGAGCCAAACTGACGGTGTAAGGCATCTTTAATGTCATCACAAATCTTATCAATGTTTGTGTCAGACAATACCTTCTTACCGTCAGTGGCTTGGTCTAGGAATCGGTGCAGTTTAAGTTCTGCCTTATGATTCATGGCTACTGAACTTTCTCTTCATTAGTAATGTCGATGAAAGTTTCCACAACAGCAGGATCAATGTCCTCTTTGGAATGAACATTCTCATCCCACTGATTCATGATGTACTGGTTGTAGTTAGTAACCCAAGACAGAAGATCACCAAAGAGTTCCTGATCTTTATCAGATGTCTCTACCTTAGAGGTAAGATCTAGCCTTGTGCTAGGCACATAGTAGCTATTACCATTCGGTAGTTTTCTCTCTTCAGATGAAGCGTACACAGTGTGATTAACTGGTAGTCTCTTCATCTTAGAAAGCTTTACAAAGACATCACCAACAGTTTTAAATGCTTCACGATTATCTACTTCCCATATGAAAGGTACATAACCTAGATCAGCTTCGCTGTTGTAGTCACCTTCAACTTTAAGAGCTTTATCAAACTTAGCAAGTCCTAGTATAACTCTGACTCGTTTGATCTGTCTGATCAGTTCCTTCTGCTTATCAGGCAGAGAAGCAAAGTCCTGTATGTATCCTGCAGGTTTGCCACAGTTGAAGCCACCATCGTTATCCTTTAGATCAACGTTAAGATTATCAGACATGACTGTCTTGACATAACGATTGGGTGTACTGTCATTGCCCTTGATAAACCTTTTATACATATAGCGTTGCATGAAAGGTCTGATTTCAATGTCAGTCTGAAAATACTGACCGTCATCAGGTACTTCTAGTTTAAAAGAACCAGAGGGTATGGTTTCAACATTTACTGTCTTACCATTGATCTCTGTTGTACCCATGATAGGTGTGTGACTAAGCTTTAGTCTAGCCAAAGAACTGGCAGACTTCTTAGAGATCTCAGTACCCACAGGTTCTGACATGCCCATAGCTTTAGCCATATCGTCAAAGTTTCCGTTTATTGTTACTACTTCATTCATATATATTCTCCTTATAATTTAAAAAAGTGTTATAGTTATATCACTATACATCCTTAGTGTCAAGCCAGTTGTTACCTATTTTTGCATCTAATTTCAAAGGCACATTAAAGTCTATATTCCAACGTGTATCAATGATAGTTTTCATTGAACTGTTAATACTATTTACTATGTTTAGAACATCATCCACTTCGTCAGGATGAACATCTATTACTATTGAATCATGCACAGTATTCACTATGCAACTATTTATATTCATGAGCATGTTATCAAAAGTCATGAGAATTAGTGGCACTATATCTGCCGTAGCAAATGCTTGCACAGGATAGTTTTTTATCTGTGTAAAGTATGTGACAGTGCCATTACCTTTACGTACTACATCAGGAAAAGAGAAGGAACGTCCTGAAGGAATATTAACACGTCCTGTGTTTATAGCTTCGTTCCCTAACTTCTTGTGCCATGCAGACACACCCTTGTACTTATCACCAAACTGCTCGTAGTACATAGCTTCTGCTTCGGATCTGCCAAACCCTGTAGCTCCATACAGAGGAGCAAACGTATGTGCCTTTGCTTCCTGTCTAGATGTAGGCTGTCCTGCATCCGTAATAACCTGTGCAGTATAGCTGTGTACATCGAACCCATCCTCTATCTCTTGCATTGCAACTTTGTCCTGTGACAAATATGCTGCAGTTCGAAACTCTAGCTGTGCAAAGTCAGCTTCAAGTATCTTGCCACCTTCCCAACGTGACACAAAGATCTTCTTCACAGGGAACGTACCACCTCTAGGCATATTCTGCATGTTAGGATCTGCACCACTGAATCGTCCTGTAGATGTGCGATGCTGTAACAATCTAACATGTAGCTTGCCATCAGGCTTAGTGTATGTAGATATGCCCTCAACAAAACTAGATAGATATGTATCTAGGGCAGACAGTCTACGAACATTCTTGAGAAACAACTCTGCCTTTGTATTACCTGTACGTTTGGCATAGTGTTCAAGTATCTCAAGGTTGAGTTTGTTTGTACTAAACCCATTGGCACTCACCCACTTGGCAGAAGGTGCAGTAAATCTAAGACCTGCTATCTGCTGTCGTGGTGTATATATCCAACCAGACTCTTCACACCTGACACACTTGTTTGGTTTCTTGAATGGTGTACCATCCTTCTTAACCTTTGTGATCTTGCCACGTCCTCTGCATACAGGACAGGTACTAGCTGTAACCTTGTACATAATATCTGTATGATCATTGACAGCATCTGTGAATGCATCCTTTCGCATGTAAGGCTCAAAGTAATTAGCCCACATAGACTTATCCTTTGGCTTACGACTATAGATTACCCACGATAACTGCTCTGGACTATTGAGATTGATAGGTCTGTCTCCCATAAGATCACGAACCTGTTGGCTAAGATCATTCCAGATACCCACCTTCTCTTTCTCAAACTCCTTACGTACTTCATCTAGCTTATCTAAGTCCACATTAAACCCACGCTGATATATCTTACACAAGCAGACAGCCACCATGTTGGTATGTGTAACTGTGTCCATAAGATCTGCATCACCATTACTAAGCCTGTGATGTATCTTATCAGCCAGATCATATGTGGCACGTAAGTCATGTACTAAATACTCTGACAACTCAGCATGTGGTATCTCAGCTACAGACACACCTTTCTTAAAATAATCTTTCATAGTGTCCTGCTTCTTGTTGGATAACATGTAGCGTTCTGCACACTGCTCTAACGACAGAGGTTGTTTCTGCCCACGCTGTAGCACATACTCACCAAGCATGGTATCAAACACGATACCCTCATACTTGAAGCCAGACTCCCACAACCATATAAGGTCATGTGACACATTGTGACACACAAGCACAGTAGTATTATCTAGTGCCTGTTGCACAATACCATGACCATTGGGTGTAGGTGATTCATCAGCATGATCAAACGTGACCACTCTTTCCCAGTTGTCTGTCTTCATGCCAACCATAACAAGACTATTAGTTTCCTCAAAAGGATCTAAGTGCAACTTATCATTACGTTTTGTTACAGTATTCTCTACGTCTAGTATTAATCTCATTTGTCTTCCTTTAGTTGAACCAGTTCAGCTTCCTGATAGGGTATGTGAAAAAAGTATTCATACCTTCTTGCATTAGATAAGTATATCTCTTGCACAGTTTCAGGTGTAAACTGATAGTCTTTTATTCTCCATGCATACTCCATGTCACCTCTTATAACATAAAAATTAAAGAATGCATCTTTTTCATTCATCTCTTTAAACTTATTTAATAATTTAAATTTACGATAGGGAATCCTAATCTCTTTCCATGATGGTAGCCAATCTCCAAACCATTGTCTCTTCATCTCAACCTCTGAGTAGTATGTATTACCATTCTTCTCACTTTTGATATCAAA